CAATCGTGAAACTGAAGTTCACCAGGTCATGGCGTGGCTACTGCTCGGGTCAGTCGGCGGACATCCCCGGCGGTCTGGCGGCCGAGCTGATCTCAAGGAAAGTCGCTGTCGAGGACAAGCAGCAGCCGCTGATTGAAACCGCTGCCGTCGAAATGCCCGCAAGGACTGCCGACGCCACGCCACGCAGGAAACGCACCAGATGACCTACCGCAGCCTGACACGAGCCACGCAGCCTGTCGTCGAGCCCGTGACGCTCACGGAGGCCAAGGCCCACCTGCGGGTCGATAACGACATCGACAATGCCTACGTCATGGGCCTCGTGGGTTCTGCTCGAGGCTGGGTCGAAGAGTATCTGGACCGCTCGCTCGTCCACACGCAGTGGACGATGCGAATGGATGGATTCCCGCCCAACGGGATGGACAACATTGAGTTGCCACGGCCGCCGATGGCCACGGCTTCTGCCGTCACTGCTGTGGCGATCACGTACACCACCGAGAGCGGTGCCGTGGTGGTCTTCCCGTCCAACGAGTACCGGGTCGATCGGCACTCGACGCCGGGCAGCATCAGCCCGCTATTTGACCAAGCGTGGCCTGTGCATCGCCGGGACGAGAACGCTGTGGTAATCACCTGGTGGGGCGGCTACGGGGAAGACGGCCGCAGCGTGCCCACGCAGATCCGGCACGCGATCCTGATGCTCGTGGCCCACTGGTACGACCGGCGTGAGTCTGTGCTGACCGGCAGCATTTCCAAAGAGATCGAGTTTGGCGTCAAGTCGCTTCTGGACTCGTGCCGCTGGGGAGCCTACCGATGAGCACATACGAGCAGCTGCCGGGCCAGCTTGGCCTGTCGTTTCGCCGAGGCGACGAGCTGAGCACGGCCATCGACTTCTCGCCGACGACCATGACCGGCTACACCGTGACGGCTGTGATCACGTCGCTCGTCACCGGCAACACGATGACAGCATTCACGACCACGCTGACCAACGCCGCGGCCGGGATCGTCAACGTGGCGCTTACTGAGACCCAGACAGCAGCCCTGCCGGTCGGCACCTACGGCTGGCGTCTTGAGTGGGATTCCCCCGGCAGCGTGCGACGTACGGCCTTGCAGGGCCAGGTGGAGGTAGTCGGGTGACGACCACCGCAACCGTCACGAGCAGCCCGATCACGGCGTCCGTCTCCGGTGCGTCTGTGTCGGCGTCTGTGACGAGCTCGAGCACCTCGGCCAGTGCGTCAGGCGGCATCGGGGCAGCTGGTGCAGCAGGCACGCAAGGCCCGCCAGGTGCTGCTGGCCCAGCCGGGGCCACGGGAGCGCAAGGGCCGCAGGGCATTCCCGGCGTGGCGGGAGCCACTGGGCCGCAAGGGCCAGCAGGTCCAAGCGGGGCAGCTGGAGCAGCTGGAGCCAAGGGCGACACTGGTTCGACCGGCCCGCAGGGTGTGGCTGGTGCCGCCGGAGCTCAGGGGCCAGCAGGGCCGCAAGGCGACACAGGGCCACAGGGACCAGCTGGCGTTGCGGGTTCCACGGGGCCGCAAGGTATCCAAGGACCGGCAGGCGTTGCCGGTGCCACCGGAGCCACTGGTGCGACAGGAGCCGCTGGGGCCAAGGGTGACCAGGGCGACACAGGCCCAGCGGGACCGGCAGGCCCGCAAGGCATCCAAGGTGTGCCGGGTGCCACCGGGCCAGCGGGCGCGGCTGGGGCCACTGGATCGCAAGGACCGCAGGGCGTGGCGGGAGCCACCGGAAGCGTCGGCCCACAGGGGCCGGCTGGTGCTACTGGTGCAACCGGCCCACAAGGCCCAGCCGCCTCGCTGAACTATCCATCTATCGCCGACTTCCCGGCGACCGGCTCGGCCTCCGCCCTGTACCTGGCCGAGGACACGTCGCGGATCTACCAGTGGGAGTCGCCCGTCTACGTCGAGGTCGGAGTCTCTGGTGGCGGCGGGAGCGGGGCGGCAACAGACTCACTTCACCCTTTTCTGCTGATGGGAGGCTGAGATGCCACAGGCTCATAAAGTTCTCGGGCAAAGCAATCCAGCGGAGACGACGCTCACTACGCTCTACACCGTCCCGGCATCGACGCAGGCTGTCTGCTCGACGATCACGATCTGCAACACGGCGAGCAGTGCGACGACCTACCGGATCGCGGTGCGGCCTGCTGGTGCGTCAATCGCCAACCAGCACTACGTTGCCTATGACGCTGCCCTGCCAGCGAACGACACGGCAACTCTCACGCTGGGCGTGACGCTGGCGGCGACCGATGTGATCTCGGTCTACGCCGCTTCGGCTAACGTCGCGTTCTCAGCGTTCGGCGTGGAGATCACATGACAGTTGCCGCTGCATCATCATCGCTCATCAGTAGCTCGCGGCTGCGGTCTGGAATCAGCCGCGAGGTGCATGTGCTTGTTGTCGGCGGCGGCGGGGGCGGGGCGAATGGCGGCGGCGGCAATACGGGCGGTGGTGGCGGCGGCGCAGGTGGTGTGCTGACTGACGCCTCAATAGTGACGCTAGGATTGTCCTACGCTGTCACGGTGGGTGCTGGTGGTGCCGCAGCGTCACAGGGGACGAGGTCTGCGTTTTCGTCCATCGACGCTATCGGTGGCGGTGCAGGAGCGGCCACCGTTGCCACGGGTGGCTCGACAGGCGGCAGAAACCAAAACGGATTTTCCGCGCTGTCTCCTGTTAGCTCGCTGCAGGGAAAAGCAGGCGGAGTCGGCAACGGCTCTGCCGGTGGCGGTGGTGGCGGCGCGGGTGCCAACGGCAGCAATGCTGTGTCGCTAGCTGGCGGAGCCGGTGGCGCGGGACGCTCAGTTGCGATTACCGGCACAACCTATGCTGGCGGTGGCGGTGGAGGCGGGGGTTCAGGCGGCACCACAGGTGGGGCTGGCGGTGCTGGCGGCGGCGGACCCGGCGCGAACAGAAACGCATCAGCAACGGTAGCTGGTGCCCAAAACACAGGCTCAGGTGGTGGTGGTGGCGGTGGCACCACAGGCACGGCGACAACTGGCTCGGCTGGCGGCTCTGGTGTGATCGTTCTACGGTTCGCCGCGTCCCTCAACATCACGCTCTCTGCGGGACTCACCTCGTCCATCACGTTCTCAGGCGGCGACGAGATCGTCACTATCACAGGGGGCACCGGCACGGTGACGTTTAGCTGATGGCTCACTACGCATTCCTCAATGAGCAGAACATCGTCACCGAAGTGATCGTCGGGCGAGACGAAAACGAGGGCGTCGATTGGGAGTCGCACTACGGCGAGATCCGTGGGCAACGCTGTCTACGCACGAGCTATCACGGAAACATTCGCGGCGTCTATGCCGGGATCGGCTACCGCTACGACGAGCAGCTCAACGTGTTTGTGCCGCCTGCCGCCGAATAGCCTGAAACTGCCAGTATCCCGTGGTATCGGCGTACCGTGGTGGAATGATCCGACCCGGCGACCTACGAGAGCGTGTGACCGTCCAGGTGGCCAGCGGCACCACCAATGCCCTCGGCGAGACTGTGCTGACGTGGTCCGACTCCTCGGCGGTGTGGGCCAGCGTCGAGGGTGTGTCGGCCCGCGAGGCCCTGACAGCCGGCCAGCAGGAGACGACCGTGACGCACCGGCTGCGGCTGCGTTACCTGCCGGGACTCAACAGCCAGATGCGTTTCGCATGGCGTGGCCGCACGCTGGAGATCTCCAGCCTGCTCGAGCACGGCAACCGCACCGAGCACGAGGCCATCTGCATGGAGCGACGCAATGGCTGAGCAGGTCGGCATCCGAATCACCGCAGACGTGCCTGGGCTGGAGGAAATCCGCAAGCAGATTCTGGGCCTCGGCAAAACTTTATCTGCCAAATACATGGCCTCAGCGTTGCGCAGTGCTGCCGAAAAGGGCGGCGCAAAGGACGCTCTTAAGGCTGCAACGCCTCGCGGCCCGACAGGCAACCTTCGACGTTCTATTGCCATCAAGAGCAAACGATACCCGAGAACTGGCGTCGGCATCGCCATCCTCGGGTTTCGTTCTGGCCGCAGGATGAACGAGCCGTACAACAAGGAAAAGTTGGGCTACCACCAGGGGCTCGTCGAGTTCGGCACCGAGGAGCGATTCCGCCGCACAGATAGAGGTACTCGCGCGTCCACCGGAAAGATGCCCATTGGCGGCTCGTACGGCAGGCCACCTATTCGCTCAGCATGGGAGCAGACCCGCGAAAAGGTTGAGTCTTTCATGCTGCAAGAGATGAAGACCGCATTTGAAAATGCAGTCCGCGAAGTTGCCGACAAAGCAAAATCCGCACAGGGGCCGTTCTGATGGCACTGAAATCCCCGGAAGCGATCCTGCGAAATGCCCTTGTGGCCAACGCCGACGTGCAGGCGTTGATCAGTGGCCGCATCTACCCGCTTCGGTACGTCGGGCCTGCTCCGATCCAGTTTCCACTGATCATCTGGCGGCGTGCCCGCGTTCTCCGCGAGATGGCTATGGGTGGCCCGGTAGGGCTGCCGCGTGTCACAGTCGAGTTGTACGTCTACGGCACGACCTACGAGGCGGCGCGAGACTTGGCAGATAAGTGCCGGCGGGTTCTGGATGGGTTCGCTGGCGTTCTCGACAATACGGAGGTGCGGCAGGCGTCCTTGATGGACGAAGCCGACGACCTGGTGGAGATCGACGGAGCGGAAAACTCGCTCTATCTGGTCCGGCAAACATACGACCTCTTTTGGCTGGAGAATTAATACATGCCTTCGCACGCTCAGGGTACCACGCTCACTTTCGCCGGCGTCGCCTACACCGTCACGAACGTCACCTACTCGATGACCGACGTGGCGGCCGGTGACACGATCGACGTGTCGCACCTCAGCCAGTCTGCTGGCAGTTCTGTTCTGACGATGGACCGGCCGCTCAAGGGCTCTGCCACCGACACGGGCCGCGAGGTCAGCATGGAGTATCTGGGCAACGCCCCGATCACCGACGGCAGCACAGGCACACTCGTGATCGCCGGAGGCCCGCTCGCTCTCAGCGCTGCGGCCACCGTCAGCTCTTCGAGCGTCACGCTCGCCGTGAACGACGCTGTCCGGGGCCAGGCCACCTTCCGAGTCGCGCGGGTCTAGTCCGCTACGGAGGCTTCCGTGGCGACTTACTCGCAGGGCTGCTCGGTGTCGTTTGCCGGTTCTTCGCTGTCACAGCTTACAAGCGTGCAGCTTGAGCTTGGCGGCGGCCTGCCTATAGGTCGCGGCGGTGC